GCTCATCAAATCCAGGTACGCCGTCTGGCAGGAAGCCGTCGATACTGCCACCCAGGTGTCCATCTTTGAAAGACCACTGGCGGTCAGTAATCTTTACGACTCGCTCAAGGTCCTCGGCGAATATGTCCTCGCTTGCATGGCCGTCGGCGAATCGTCGCAGGGTATCGGCTGAGAACTTCTTGCTGGCTATCCAGCGGAACTCGTTCCATATCTTACGCTTGCACTCGTTGCCCGCCAGACTAGCCCCAAGGTGCGGTCGCTTGTCCTGCGACTGAGCAGCTTCCTTGGCTGCGTTGATAGCGTCGAATAACTGCATGGTCGTTACGTCTAGTAAATCAGTTGATGACATTAAGCTCTCCGGTTAAACTAGGGGCCTGTTCTCCCCCTCAAGGATAATGGGAACAGAAAAGGAATAGGGGGACGCGCATCCCCCTACTCTGAACCCTTCAGTTAGAAGGGCAGTACCTCGCCGCCGAGAGTCTGCTTCGCCTGCTCGATTCCCGCTTGAGGTGCTGGTGTTTCATGTTTGATGTAATGAGTGATTTTATTGCTCTTCTTAGTCTCACCGTTGTACTCGTACTCATCGACCTTGACCTTGATGTTAAGCTCGCGGTTAATGAACTCGTTGATGTCGGTAATCTCGCGATTGATACCAACCGCAAGACAGAGCTTCTTCATTTCCTTGCGAGCAATCTGAACAGCCTTCTCGTTTGGATTTACGAAGTTGTAGTTACTGAAGATAAGCCGACCATGGCTCTTCATTGATACGATGCGGAAAGCCAAAGCCAGGTACCTACCGTCGCCCTTGCGGGTCTCTTTGATTTCTGCGGTATCAATGATGACGCTGTACTCGCCTTCCGGCACGGGCTGGAACCCGCCTTCGCGACGATCATCCTCTACTTCATTTGGGTTAAATCTGAATCCTTGCATTACTTTGTTCCTTTCATTTTTTCGGCAATCTTGCCGAGGTGTGGGATTTCGTAGCGGTCGAGTACGCCGCTTCGATCTTTGGCCTGATAGATACCGTCAGGCTGAGTTTGTAAGAACCGCTGAGTATCGCCCTCTTCGTTCTGGTTCACTCTGAGACAGAAGACCTCATCGAAGAAATAAGGCAACTGTTGCGATAGCTTGGTGCCTGGCATACTTGGACCGAACCCAACTACGCCGGACTCGTCAGCTACACGCTCCTGCTTACAAGACATGTACACGTTCTTAGGTAAGTCGCGAAATGCCCGAATCAAACTGGTCATGCGGTCTTGCATTTCACCGTATGCACGACGAGGGTCTTTCGCATTTCGCTTCTCAGTCGCAAGCACAACTTCTGCAATCTCTGAGATAGAGTCGATGCACACCCACTCGATGTCTTTCATCTCGTCGCTCTCAGCGATGTACTTGTATGCCTCTTGAACGTCGGCAAGTGTCGCAACTTGAATCGCTGGCAAGTCATAGTCACGCAACGAAAGAAGCCCCGCCTCAGCACTGACAACCACGGGATTGGGTGCAGTAGCACAGAGCCTGGTCTTGCCACCGGCTGACTGAGCATAGGTAAGAATCTTGAGGTACTGGTGTTCGACCTGACTGGTCCTGATAATCTTCATGCTTTCTCCAAAATCATAGCGTGCCGCGAGAAAGCTGAGTCCTATTACTTCGTTCTCTCCCGACACATGGGATTGCAATGTTATTGTTACAGCCTTATAAAAGTTATATCAAGGGCTAATTACAAAATAACAAAGGAGTTGTTATGCGCCAGGTAGCTTTTCAGTGTTCAGAGGAGTTTATTGAAATGATTGATGAAATGGCAGGAGCGGTTAAAAAACTACAGCCAGACCTGATTACGGTTAAGCGTAGTGACATACTGCGTCTAGCCGTCAGGAAAGGACTGAAGGCAATCGAAAAGGAAGCTGTGAAGCAAGAGGCCGGTTACGTTAAGTAACCTTTGGTGAGGGGGAATAAGTGACTTCCATGAAAGAAAATGCGCTAGATCTATGGGAGCGAGGCTTCAACCTGGTTCAGCTTGGCAAGTGTTCCAAGTCAGCAATCAGGAAATGGGCCGACCTGCGGGATAACCCCGCAACGGATGACATCATTGATGCATGGTGGGAAGAGCAGCCAGATGGCAACATTGGTCTGCTTACGGGGAACGGCCTGGTTGTCGTAGATTGCGACAGTCCTGAAGCCGTGGCCATTGTCGAGAGCCGTCTACCTAAGACACCTTGGCGGGTCAAAACGAGACGAGGCTGCCACTTCTACTACCGAGGCAACTACCGCTGCTCGAAGATTGAGCACCACTCAATCGACATCAAGGGCGCGGGTGGTTACGTCGTGGCTCCGCCAAGTATCCATGAGACGGGGTTCGTGTACGAATGGATGAGGGACGGAGGAACGGAGGAATGGGAAGTCGGTGACCTGCCTGAACTCATGAAGTCAGACCTCGCTGCTCTCAATGCGAGAACGATGAGAGCCATGCCAGACAATGTGTTTCAGTTTGACCCGAACGCGGTCAAGTCCTCTTACGAGGAAAGACCGGTCGAGAAGGGGGAACGCAACAGCGCGTGCACAAGCCTGGTCGGCAAGTGGGTAGCGGCTGGTTATGACCGAAAGACCATTCAGCTCAAGGCCAAGGAATGGAACGCCAAGAACCCTAATCCTTTGCCAACGCTTGAGGTCATGAAAGTGGTGGACTCTGTGATTAAGACCCATCAGCGCAACCATGAAGCGGGCGTGCCCATGGGTGAACCTCGCAAGGTTTCAGAGAATCCATTTAGGGCACGGGTCAAGACCAAGATAGAGCTTGAGCTTGATGCGATGGAGGAAAGCCAGCAACGGCTATCTAAGCTTAGAATGCCGGGTGTTCTTGGGGACGTGTTTGATTACTACATGAAGACCGCGCCCCAACCGAACGACTTGCTGGCTGCTCAAGCAACGATTGCTTTCGGGTCGGTGGTATTGGGACGGCGGTACGTTACAACGCAAGGGAACTACACCAGCCTGTATCTGCTCAGCATTGCTAAGAGTACAACGGGCAAGGAGCACGGACGGAAAGTGATCCACAACATCTTAGAGGAAGCAGAACGAACGGAGCTTCTCAGTGGTAGCGGCTACACCTCGCCGGGTGCGGTGTTCTCTGAACTGAAAGAAAAGCCAACCCATATATGCGTCATCGATGAGTTCGGACGATACCTCGAAGCAACGAAAGCCCACGGGAACAGCGCCCTTAAGGAAGCCACAACGCTGCTGGTTGAGACCTTCGGGTTGCTTGATGGAACGCTGAGGCCAAAAGCCTATTCCTCAATGAGCAATCAAACGAGGGAAGACATCAGGATAGTTAGGCCAGCGGTTACGCTGTTAGGGCTTACAACGCCTAAACAGTTTTACGGGGCGATAGCTGCGCAAGATATTGAGGCGGGCTTTTTGGGACGACTGCTCATTATCGAGAGCAAGGCGGAACGAACGAAGCGACAGAAAGTGCGCTATGGAACGAAGGCACCAGGAACGGTCATTGCATGGACGAGGAAGGCCAGAGGAACGGGCGGGATAATTGAGAACGATTTTGAGTTACCACCCGAGCCAATCATGATTGACTTCGACGAGGAAGCGGAACGGCTATTCGATGAGTTCGAGGATAAGATAATCTCAAAACAAAACAGAATGGACGAGGAAGGCTTAGACGTTTTGTTTGGTCGAACGGTCGAGATAGCTATGCGACTGAGCGCAATCGTTGCGGCCTCGCTTAACCTGGAACGGCCGGTGATAAACAAAACGGCGGCGCAATGGGCTATCGATTATGTATTTGACGCGACAATCAAAATGGTAGAGGCGGTGCGGGTCAACGTCAATGATTCGAACTATGGCAAGCTGCGGGCGCGGGTCCTTGAGCTTATAGAGGCCAGGGGAGAACGCGGAATCACTGAGGCGGAACTCAACCGGGCCTTGCGCAGCATAGAGCCGCGCTATCGCCGCGAGGCGCTCTCGGATGTAAGCGAAACGGGCGAGGCTGAGTTGGTAGAGATTGCGCACAAGGGCGGGAAAGGCCGCCCGCGAATCGCTTGGATTGCAACGGGC